ATGGGCGGCTGCGCGCGAGCGATAATGAGAGCGGTCCATTCTTTCTGCGTCGACGCTGCGACTAGGTCGATCATGCCGGGCATGAATTGCTCGCGACCTTGGATGATTTCGCGGCTGTCGCAGCCCACACGCTCGTTGGCGACGATATGCGCGAGGCCGGGGAGGATCGTCCCTGCGTAGCGAAGTATCTGACCGTCGTATGCTCGGGCCAGCACCTTGAGCGCATCGCGAAGAACGTGATGCCCCTTGGAGCGAAGGCACTCCTTCAGACCGCCGACGTTGGCGATCATGCCCGGCTTCCAGCAGGTGAAATTCGAGTGCGGAGCGAGCGAAAGACCCGCCCGCTTCATGCAATCCAGGATCAGCAGCGCTTCGTTGTCCTCTGCCGCAATCGCCGCCTTGAACAGGTCGAGCGCGTTCAGCGGGCGCCTCATCTGATTGAGTGCCACGAACGCAGCCGCCTCATCGCCCGCGCTGGCGTAGCTGGTGATGACGCACGGAAGATGAGGAATGTCCCCCCGGACCTTCGCCGCCGATGCCCGATGCTGGCCGTCGACAATCGTCAGCCTGCCGTCCGGCCGGCGCGACACTGCCAAGGGCTGACAAAGGCCCCAATCCCAAAACATGGCGATGCGCCGAATGAGCGTCTGGCTGGGCCCGGTGCTGATCTCGCGCTGATAGCTCGGGTCGATCAGCAACTCGCTTACTGCGCGCCATTCGAGGGTCGGCGGTGAGCCTAGCGGCGGATTGACCTTGAGGCGCGATGTGGCAGCCCTAGACATTTTCGAGCATCCACGGCCGATGCCGACAGCCGTCCTTCTCGCCGCACTTGAAGCAGGGCGACGGATCGCGGGTGAGCACGGTGATATCGTCGGGAACATCGACGGGGATTGAGGCCGTGTTCCTGTGCGGCGACGTGCTGCGGTAGTTCCGCTCACGGTAAGCCCGCGCCCATCGCGCCTCGCGGTCGTTCCAGCGTGTGACCCCGCGCTCCATCGGCTATGCCCCGCTCTGTGTAAGATCGAGCGGCAGTTGCAGCTGGCGCGGCTGCGGCGGAATTACCGGGCGCGAAAGGGCCGCCCACTCCCCCTTGATCCGGCGAGCTTTCCGGCGGCGAGGCCGGTCATAAATCGTGATGCGCGGGATTCCCGCCCAAGCGTGGTCGTAACAGACGATGGAACGCGGCTTCGGTCGCCGAGCGATCGCCTTGAGCATCTTGAGAAGGCGCTGGCGGTCGGTCACTTGCCGCCCCCGAGATCGAGCGCGCGCTGGCGAGCTTTCGCCTCACGTTCGGCTGCGCTTTCGGCGATCAGGTCTTCAAGCTCGTCGTAGGCGTCGCGAGCCTTGAACCATTTGGTGAAGCCCATCTCGGCCTCGCCCGCGATATATTGCGCGACCATCTCCCGGCTGACGCCGATGTCGCGGCCCATGTCCTCAAGGGTCAGACCGCGCGCGTTCTTGATCTGCAGGAGGGCCGTCCCGACGTCGCCGAGCACCTGCGATTGCGGTTTGCCAAGGAAAGTCGCGCCGTTCATCGGCTAGTCGCCTTGCCGTCATGAGTGCGATGCGTGACCGGAGATGCGTGACCCTGCAGGTCGGCCATAGAGCCGTCCCCGCCGCTTTTCAGGTCGGCCTGCAGACCTTCCACGAACGGCTCGCCAAACCCCCAAGCCTCATCGAGATCGCGCCCGACGCGCGCCACCAGCGCCCACGCGGCGAGGCCGAAGCCGCCGATGACGGCGGAAGCGATGCAGAGGTTCCCCGCGCGCACCGGAGCTATGGTCCGAGGAAAGGGCGGACGCCGGAGACTTTGGCTAGCCTCCGACGTCCTGTCGCAGCCGAACAGGGTGACGGCGCGAGTTTCATGCAGCGAGCCTCAAATGAAGAGGCACATGCGTTCGGTTAAACAGCCTGTGGTTGAGACGCGCACAAAGCGAGATGATGATCTTCTCGGTTGCCTTCGCTCGTTCCCGATCCTCGACGGAGGCGATGGCGAAGACGTCGATCCTGTCGAGATTTTCGCGGAGCCACGGCGAAAGGTTGGGGCAACACGGCGTACGGAGATGTTCTTTCAGCCGGCGCTGAAGCGGCTTGTAGGTCAGGCCTACATACCGGACCTCCGGATCGCCCTTGAGGCGGATGCCGTAGACCGTGAAACTCACGCCGCAGCCTGGGCCGCTTGTTCGGGCGGCTCTGGAAGTTCGATTCCGCGCTCTTTGGCGAGCAGCCGGAGATGCGCGAGCCGCGATGACGGGATGCCGATCTTGCGCCAGCTATGCACCGTTGAGGTCGGTGCTTCGATGTCGGTGGCGACCTTCGTCGTCCCGCCCAATGCATCGATGACCTGATCCGCGTATGTTTGCATTGCTACCGTATGCGACAATCGCAAGTTCGTCGCAAGCCCTAATTTGCGATAATCGTCTTTGCGATATTCGCGCCCATGTTGTCCAAGAGGGCGTGGACAGCGATCTCGTCAGGAAGCTTCTCAAGGACCGGAACTGGACGAACCGCGAGCTTGCCGCGCGGCTCGGCATTTCCGAGGACAAGGTATCGAAATCGCTCGCGACGAACGGCAAGGCTCGCCGCTGGCAGGGCGCCGAAGTCATGAAGCTCATGGAATTGTTGAGCGAGGACGAGCCTCTTGTGAAGACCGAGGTCCGCGGAACCGGGCTGACCCCTGCCCAGATTCGGGACGCCCTGTCTGCGCCGGGGAACGTGAAGCCCGTACCGTTGTTAGGTACTGCGCTCGGCGGCGGCTGGGGAGACGCAGAAATTGAGATGACCGAGTTGCGTTTAGGCGAAATTCTCGATCGGGTTAGCCGGCCGCAAAGCCTCTTGGGTGATGACGCCGCTTACGCTTTAGAGATCGTTGGCGATTCGATGGCCCCTCGCTTCGAGCCAGGCGAGAGGGTGTTCGTTTCTCCGAAGGCGAACGTCCGCCCCGGCGATGACGTGATAGTCCAGCTTGTCGATCCGAGGGCCGAGTTGGATTTGGCCGATGCCGTGACCGAAGTGCTCATAAAGCGCTTTGTTCGCCGGACTGCCGCCTTCGTCGAACTCAGGCAGTTCAATCCCGATCAGACCTTCCAGGTGCCGCTCAATCGCATAGCCAAGCAGGGCGGGCGCCTAGCCATCCATCGGGTCATGGGGAGGCTCTAAAAACTTTGCGATAAACGCAAAATAAGTGTTGACGGCCTTGCGATAGTCGCATACCACGGCCGTCATGGCTCACAACATTCCTCCCCACGCCGCAGCCCGACTCCACCGCGGCGTCAACGCGACGGTCGGCGCCGATGTGCCTCAAGCGCCAGCCGTCGCTCCCACCAACGTCCCGCCGCTCGATCCTGAGCGCATTCGCAGGATTTTCGGCCAGCCGGACCTGAACGAGGTCGCGAGCGCCTACCGCCCGCCATTCGGGGAGCGGCTGGTGGCTTTCTTCCGACGGCAGCAGTTCCGGTTCGCCGCCGCGAGCCTGATCCTCGCCACGCTGCTCGGCTGCTACATGGCGTGGGAGTTCGCGCGATGAGCGCGCCCGCATTCACGACGGGACCGTGGATGGTGGACGGTGGAATAGACGTTCACGAGGCCGCTGAGGGCGGCGTCTGCAAAATCGCGCAATGCGGCCACCTGACCAGCTATCGGCGCGGGCGCGAGATAACCCTAGCCGAGGTGGAAGCCAACGCCCGCCTGATCGCAGCAGCGCCGGACCTTTATGAGGCGCTTGCGCAGCTTTTGGATGATCTCGATGCGCTGGCCCCCGCCCGCCCCTGCACGCAGGCGATAGAGGGCGCCCAAGCCGCCCTCGCAAAGGCCCGTGGCGAATGCCGCGACGAGGGAGACGTGCTGTGAGCGGGCCCGCCACCTTCACCAATATCGAACTCGGCGATCTTGCCAAGCTGATGCGGGAGATAGCGTGTTTCGCTGACGATGCTGGCGAAAATCGCGAGAGCCTAGCGTGGCGGCTGGCCGATTTCTTGGAAGCGGCATCAGACATCGGCGGCATGATGCTCGTCGATGTTGAGCTGCGCGCCGGGAAGGCGGTCGAGCAATGACCCCCTTCCACGACATCCGCGAGCCCGGCCAGACGCTCGACCCTAACTCCGGCACCGTCCGCTACGAGCAGCGGAGGCGCGAGATCGGCGCGAAGTTCTCCGCGATCATCGCCGAGGCGAAGGCCGAGCGGGAATTGCAAGCGAAGGTCGAGGACGAGCTGCGGTTCACGATTGAGATGAAGCGGAGGGCGGGGTGATGCTGCGGGTTGACTGGCAGCGCTTCGGAGAGGCGATCCGCGCCCAAGCGGTAATCGACGCCGCGCACATCACGAACGTCGGGAAGCAGCTGGGGCTGTCTCACGCTCGCATGGTGAATGCAGCCCAAGGCAAGCCCGTCGGCGTCGAGATTTTCCTGACCCTCTGCCACTGGATGCAGCAAGACCCGATGTTCTTCGCGAGGGCGGCTTAACCGTGGCCTCGCACCATCAGCCCGTCACCGTGCGCCCGCGCAGCCTGGCGAACATTCTCGACGATCTGCGCCACGCCCGCCGCGACTATGACGATGCGCTGGCCGCTAAAGATGCCGATGCAGAAGACCGCGCGACGGAAGCCGAGATCAGGGTGACGGACCTCCGCGCGGAATTTGACGAGGCATTGGTCGAAGCGACCGGGCTCACCTTCGAGGCGCTGCTGAAGGCGCGGGAGGGATGCCTGATATGAACGCTCCGGCCAAAATCCGCGGCGTCCATATCCACTGCGACTTCGATCAGGGTTCACAGCGGTGGCTCGAGGCGCGTTGCGGGATGCTGACGGCCAGCGAATTCGACCGGATCCTCACCCCGACGCTCAAGATCGCCGACAATCCGAAGAGCCGCGCGCACCTGTGGGAAATGGCGGCGCAGCGGATCAGCGGTTACGTCGAGCCGCAATACATCAGCGACGCGATGCTGCGCGGGCAAGAGGACGAGATCACCGTCCGCGATCTCTATTCGAAGCACTACGCCGAGGTCGACGTCTGCGGCTTCGTCACCAACGACAAATGGGGTTTCACGCTCGGCTGCTCGCCTGACGGCCTTGTCGGCGATGACGGCATGATCGAGGTCAAGAGCCGCTGCCAGAAGTTCCAGGTTGAGACGATCGTCGACGGCAAGATGCCCGATGACTTTGTGCTGCAGGTGCAAGGCGAGTTGCTCGTCACTCAGCGCAAGTGGTGCGACTTCATCAGCTTTTGCGGCGGTCTGCCGATGATCGTCTATCGCGTCTTTCCCGACGAGCAGGTGCAAGCGGCGATCATCGACGCAGCATCCAAATTCGAGAGCCGCATCAATGAGGTCGTCGCTGATTATGCGGCGATCCTTGAGAGCGATGCGATGCTGATTCCAACAGAGCGAACTGTCGAAGAGGAAATGGTCATATGAACGCAGTCGACATGAGCCAATTCATCGCGGCCAAGAGCGACCAGCTCAACGCCGATGATTTGATGGACGCGCCCAAGACGATCACGATCACGAAGGTGACTGCGGCGCCGGACGCTGCCGAACAGCCGGTGAGCATCCACTACGACGGAGGCGAAGGCCGGCCGTGGAAGCCATGCAAGACGATGCGCCGAATCCTCGTCGGCGTATGGGGCAAGGACGCGAGCAAATATGTCGGCCGGTCGCTGACCCTCTACCGCGATCCGACCGTGGCGTTCGGCGGCCTTCAGGTCGGCGGCATCCGCATCAGCCACATGAGCGACATCACCGAGGACAAGACGGTCGCGCTGCTGGTGACGCGAGGCCGGAAAGCGCCGTTCAAGATCAAGCCCCTGCCGACCACTCAACCGGCCGGCGGATCGACCGACGACGCAGCCGCCAAGTGGGCGAACGGCTATATCGCCAAGCTCGACACGTTCGCCGACCTGAAGGCGGTCGAGGACTTTGAAGCGCAGAAGGCCGTCAAGCTCGAGGAATTGCAGAGCGCGAGGCCGGACCTTCACGCCCAGGTTGTTGCGGCTCTTCAGGCGAGGAAGGCTGCTCTTAGCTTTGCGCCCGACCCCGACGAACCCGCCGATACGCCCGGCGACCAACCCCCCGCCGTCAACGACCGCACACTCGCGACCGAGCTAGGGCTGGACGACCATCCGGGCCAGGCGAAGGCGGGGGAGATTATCGCGGAGATTGAGGCCTGCATCTCGACCTTGGACGTGACCGCGCTCGTCAATCGGCATCAGGCGGACATCGAAGCCATGCCGCCGGAGCTTGGCGCGTCCATCGAGATCGCGGCGGACAAGCGAAGGAAGGCGATCGAGGCCGAGCGGGAGAAGGAGCCGGTGAAATGAGCGGCGGCGGACTGATTGATACCGCTACCTTCGCTCGCATCGAGGCCGAGGTTTGCGCCGCCGGCTACGGAGGCGACATTGAATGGAGCGAAGGCGTGACTGAGCCGGAAGACGCCGATGCTTTTGCTACAGAGGCAATCTTCGTCATCTGCAACAGCGGCATGAAGCACACCGTGGCTCAGGGCATTTTCGATCGCATTATGCCTCGCCTCTACAATCATGGCTCCGCGCATGAAGTGTTCGGCCATAAGGGCAAATGCGGCGCAATCGACCTCATATGGAAGGAGCGGGCGCGCTTGTTCAGCGAATATCTCGCTGCACCCGACAAGCTCGCGTTCTGCGAAAGCCTGCCCTTCATCGGCGGCATTACGAAATACCATCTGGCGAAGAACTTCGGCGTCGATGTCGCCAAGCCGGACGTCCATCTGCAAAGATTGGCCGAGCGTGAAGGAACAACTCCGCAAGCACTTTGCGAGAGGCTCGCGCGCGAGAGCGGCTATCGCACAAGCACCGTCGACGTGATCCTTTGGAGGGCCTGCGCCATTGGTCTAATCGACAGCAGGGCGCTCGCGGCATGACCCGCCCCGCGCGCCTTCGCTCTGTCCCCGCGCCAGCAGAAGCGCCGGAGCCGGACCTGTCTTACGAATACCGCGAGCGCCAGCGCATCCTCGCGCGGGACTGGAGCCGCGTTCACACGTCCGGCGACCGCGCGCCCGCCCTACCCTTCTTCAATCGACCGACGAGGACGTGGCGGGGGTGAGCGCTCTGCCCTCCTGGCCTG